TGGTTGTAGTGGATCTGAAATAGACACAATTACAGGAGTTCCTGATTTGAATATGTTTTGTACTTCAAATAAGTTGTAGTTATGTTTTGATAATTCAGTTAATGAGCCACTTGGATCAACTAGGTATTTTAAATCAACTTGTGTTTTATCATAGAAGTTTAAATTATTGTATCCAATATTTCTAACCCAACCAAATTTAATTGTTTGTTGATCTACAGCAGCTGTTTTACCATATGAAATATCCCCATTAATGTAAGTATTGTAAAGTCGACTTGTTAATTTAGATCCTTCATGTCTTGAGATTTGATATGATCTTAATTCTTCATAAGTATCTTGTAAATAAGCTGATGAAGTTAATCTTAAAGTACTATAAGGAACTAATTCAAGTTCTTTTCTAGTTAAAGACATTCTACTAGAAGTTATATTATTCAACAATACATTAAAATCAGTATGTTTAAATCTGTATATGTCATTAGTTGAAACAATAATATCACCATCTCCATTAGGAGCAGGTATAGTTGCATTAGTATAACTTAAAGCATATGGATTATAATTTACTTCTTTCCAATGTTTATAAACATCATATGTACTACCTGTTATATTACCATCGTAATATGCTTGTTTATTCTTTTTTAACCCCTTATATAAAGTAGTATATTCTGTAGTTAATTTAGGCCCTTTATAAACAGCATCCAATACCTCTATTTCAGATGTTGTATTAGGTCTAGCGTAAGACCATTTGTTACGTTCTAATATTGGTGACTCAATAGTAATACCTGTAGATAAACTAGCTCTAGCAGGTACATAATCAGTCAACATTTTAAATAAAGAATTATCAAAGAATTGAATTAAGCGAATAAATCCAGCATAATCCATATATTGTGATTGGAATGGAGACATATAATATGCTCTTTCCTTATTTAAATCACTATAGCTATTTTTATTTAAATGTCTTGGATCACCAATAAAATCATCTAAACTCCAAGTTGGAGCAGCAGCAACAATAGATGCTGATAGATAAGTGTTAATTTGGTTTTGAGGTGAGAATGAAATATCAACATAGTGTTCATCTTCATCTCTAAACAAACTAGCAGTTGTAGTTTGTGTTTGTAATGAAGTGTATGGTGATAAAACGCTACCTGTAATGGTATTAGATACAATTCTAACTTTATCGTTATTATATCCTTTTAATAATTCACCTTTAGTATCACCACCATATTCTTTAACATTAAGAATACTACCTGTAATACCAAATGTAGAAATAAATGTTTGTAAACCTCTAGCTGTACCTTTTGATTTTAATAATAAAGGTAAGTTATGGTAAATGCGTTTATAAGTTTCAGCTAATAATTCTGATTTAGGAATATTATTTAAGAAACTACCTGATGGGGTAAAATTATTATCAAAATCGGCACTACCTGTATTAGCACCAATTAAAAATAAATCAACCTCTTCATTACCAACACTATTGTATAATTTAATACCTAATGATTGTAATTGAGAATATACTAAATCTTTAGAGATACCTTGTTCTAAATTATTATTAGCAACATTTACATCAGTAATAGCTTTAATATAAATCCAAACATTATCAAAATATTGACCAACCATGTTAATAAAATCAATATAAGATGCATTATTTTCATCTTCTAATATGAAACTAGGAGTTAAATTAGTTAATGCATTTTGGTTTTGATTATCATGATATGTTGCTAAACCTAATTGGTTTTGATACCAAGTGTTAACTGAACCTGTTGATTGTAATATATAAGGTTTAGTAGAAGATGTTTTAGGCCAAGCATATGAGCTTGATTCAAAATATAAATAACTTTCATATCCATCAAATTGAGATATAATATTAGTTATATTTGATTGGTAAGTATTAATTTCTAATTGTAAACTAATATTTGATCCTGATAATGGAGTGTATACTGATATTAGATTATTATAGTCTTCAATTTGTTTAACTTTATTATAAAAATTAGTTAAACGTGCATTTGCACTTCCAAAAAATGAAAAATTATTATAATCAGTATAATCAACATTTATATCAATACTTTGTGAAGTAGCTAAATTTAAAAGTTTATGATATGAATTACTTTTAATAGATTGTAAACTATTAACTAAACTATTATAATTTTGATAAGATGTAGCTACATTATTTTGATGATGTATTTCAATATCAAAATTAGGGCCTCTTAAAGATGGAGGAGCAGGTAATGTAATTAGTTTATCTAAATTAAGATCAAAAGAATAAGGATTAACTTTTTCTTTTACAACCCAAAAAGTAGATTTAACATCTATACTTAAAGGTAATGGTTCGTATAATTTAAAGAAAACTACACTACCACTTAACATTACGTTGGTAGAAACAAATTGGTTATTACTTCCAAAATTTAATAAATAATCTACTATATATTCAGAACCAGTAATCTCATTTATTAAAGCATTTACTTGGTTTTGTAAAGTAGCATCATCAATTGTAGTTGAAATAGCACTGATTTCAGTTCTATCAGCAGATATTTCTTGAATAAATAATCCTGCAGATGAATCAGAAATAATATTTTGAAAAAAATTATATTGAGTAATAAATTCACCTGATGAATAACCTAAATTTTGAAGATCCATTACAGGATCAATTTCTATATTAGGTAAACTACCATCAGATGGATTTAAATATGAATCTGAAGGTAAATGGAAATCTTTATAATTATAATTTACATTTAATAAATTATTACCAGCATCATAAACATATTGTTCAATATAATCTGTATTGATATTAAATGATCCTTGTAATGTGGTAGAAGGTATCAGTGAAATATCTGTAGAGTTGTATCTAGATACAGTTGAGCTATTATTAATACTTCCTACTATTTGTATATTACTTGCTGCCACTTGTTACTTGTTGTAAATTAATTAATTCTTGTCTTAATACAGTTATTTCATCTAATAATGCTTGAACATTATCTGATGATAGGTCTATGCCTAAATAATCTGCTTCTTTTTGTATAATATATTGATGTGAGTTACTATTTCCTTCTTTTGGAATTTGATAAAAAACCTCATTATATAATCTAAAAAAATCATCTATTGTAAATTCGGATAAAGCAGCACTTTGAACACCCAATTGATGAAATTGAGTATCAACTACTTTATCAAATGATTCTTTATTAAATACAGTTTTTTGTATTGGTATTTGAGACATTATCTTATAACTTTAAAATAGTAATTATTATCTGATACTACTGTTTCGCCGTTAGGTAATATAGTTTTAAATAACAATTTATAGTAACGTTCTGGTTCTAATCCATTCATATAAACATCAAAATAACTACCCATAGTGTCACAGCTAATTTTGGTGTATGTTGTATCATAATCTACGACAATTTCCTCGGTATCCAAGTCCTTTATTGACCAATATGAAGTAGCTGGTAGAACTTTATTATTTAAATAAATTGAGCTAGTTTGAAAAGTTCTAGGAGGGAATTTATCTCTAACATTTACTCTAAAACGTTGTACAGAATCTTGTTGGTATTCACCTTTATTGTTACCTAATGAAGGTACAAACAAATCAGATGTAATAACGGATAATGATCCTGTTACATATCGTGAATCATCCCATCTAATTTCCAAACATGGAGGATAGATAGTATGAGTATTACTTGAAAAATATTTTAATTCAGCTTTAGATGATGTTGTAAATTCTACAGAATCATCATGTTTAATTATAAAACCATCATTTTCAAGCTTAATTGGATAAAAAGGATTGCTAAGATAATTATACCATCCTTTAACAGTATTAGTTACTTTAAATTCAATATCTTTAGAAGTTGCTGTACCAAATGATTGAGTAGCTTCTAAACTTCCTGTTGAATACCAATCACCACCACTCGTATTCCATTGGCTTTCACTTATAGCATTTCTATAGTTCCAACTAACACCATCTGTAGTAGAAGGTACATTACCTAATCTACCTGTACCTTGATTCCAACTACCTGATACAGCATGACAATGTAAAGTATAGTTTAAAGGTAAGTTAGAGCCATTAGCTAAATATAACTTTAAATAAGCATCATAAGTACTACCTGATACTTTATTAGCAATTATATCCTGTATTTGAGCAGTAGGAAATTGAATTAAGGCACGTGATGCTTCATCAGTACCGTTATACGAAGTAAATGTGCTAACCTCTAATATTTCATCAATACCTGTATTAACAGTAGGATAAAATGAATAGAGAGTAGCACTCTTTTCGGGAAATATTTTATATATAGCCATAGTTAGTAATTACTACATATAAATATGGTAACTACTAAACTATTTTACGCTAATAATGCATAAAACTCATTAAAGTGTTTGATACGATCAGGTAAACCAATTGTACCACCATTAACTCGTTTAGTAATAGATGTAACTACTGCATCAGTAGCACCACCATCTGCAATCTTATGTAAACCATTTTTATTAAAGAACCATGCAGCAGATGCTAATGGGTATTGAGTTGCAACTAATGTTGGATCAGTATTAATATCAGCACCAATTGATTTAAAGAATGCTTGATAGTTAGTTTTACCAGTTAATTGGATAAAACCACGTCCACAATATTTTGCACCATCACCACTTGCTTCAGGACCATTACCCATTCTATTTGCATAAACTAAGTTAGCAATTTTTTCTGGTTTGCGTTCGTATAAAGCAGCTTTAGCAGCATCTGGAAAATATTTTTTGAATATACCTTGTAAGCCTTTAGCACTATAATTTAAGTTTTCTTTAGTTAGTTTAAAACCACCTGATTCATGACCACATTGTGCTAAGAAATGAGCTAAGCGTAACGGAGTATTAATTTCAAATTTCTCCATAACTCCAGGAATTTGAGCAATTACGCTATCAGGAACATGTCCTTTTAATTTGTCTAAATTCATATTTTAATTTTAATTTGTTATAACTCTACCTTGAATATCTGTATTAGGATATCTAACTTCAAATATTGAAGGATCTAATGATGGATAAATATAACCATTACGAGTAGCACCTGCTATATCATATCCATATTGTGAATAATTAACACCAGCATTATCTTGTTTATTTACTACCTCAATCTTAACTACAGATTTAACACCTTTTACTTGTAATAAAGTTGATGTAATATCAGATAAAGATATAGGTTGATTAATATTCCAAGATTCGATATTGAAATAATTTTGAACAGCTAAAATACAATTTGAAATAACATCTTTATTATTAAATCCACTCCATACTGTAATATCAAAGTTTACACCTATATTAATATAGAAAGCATCTTTAATGTTAATAGCATCTGTTACCATTCTATATTCATTCAAATAAGTAGCTAAATTTTGTTTTAGTGTATTATTAGCTTGAATTAATTGTTTGCTTGAATTGTATGCTAAAACATATAAATCTAATGATAATGGATTGCGTTCAGAAGTATGAGCTACTGTTTGTTCAGTTAATTGATTATGATTTAAATCTTGTGTAATATAAGCTTTAGCAATACTACCATAATCAGAAGGTAATGATAAAGTTCTTATAATATAATCATTTTTAGTAACAGCACGTAATTGAGAAGAATAAGCATATAATGCGTTGTTTCTAATTTCTTCAATTTCATCACCGCCTCTACCACCTGTAGAACCACTAACATTAGTTGATGCTATACTTTGTAATACTTGTGAATTTAAAACACCTCCACCACCAGGAAATGTTACACCACTTGTATCAATTGTAGTTAAATCATTAGTAGGTACATTAGAATTAATTCCACCACCCACAAGATATCTTACAGTTAATGTTGTGTTTGAAGGAGCAATACCGTATTCTTGAGTAAAAAATACAGATGCTTTATTATAGTTGTTGTATAAATTAGATATACCTGGTACTAAACCTAACTGAATATTATCTGGTGTAGGGATAATTTGAGAATCTGTTTTATTTGAGGATAATCCTGCTCCAAATTCTAGTTGTAATGTTCCATCAGATAAAAATCTAGAAACAAAACGACGAGGTACGTTAGTTAATTTTGTTAAATAAGGTACTCCATCTGTAGAATAAGTTGGGTTAGTAATTTTATCTAAAATAGTAGATTGAGCTAAATAAGGTACTTCATACCATCTATTATTACTACTATCATATACATCTAATATTTGTAATATGTTAGTATCATTAATAGTTGAAGTAGTAAATTTTTGAGGAGAACTAAAACTTAAAGTTGTAGTTTTAATCTCAGCCGATATAACATTAACTTCTTTACTTAATAAATAAAAATCAGAATTAACATAAGTAACAGTTGTATTGTTAGTATCTGTAAAATCTAATTTAGAAGTAGTTAAAAATTTAGTTCCCGTACTTGTTGAAGTAACAATTGTATTTTCAGGTAAAATTATACCATACCCAGCTGTATTAGGGAATGAATTACCTCCTACTATTAATGAAGGAACTAATTGATATACTGTTAAAGAAGTAGTGGATGCATAAGACATTTTAGGACGATAACCTAAAATATAAGATAAAGCATATAAATTTTCTTTTTCCTTAGCATATAATAAAAAATTCTCTTGTACTTGAGTATCAACATAAAATGACATTGCATCACCAATATATGATGCTAATTCAATAAAAATATTTCCAGGAGTTGCCTCTGAAAAATCATTATAGTTTGTTGGGAAATATGTCTTAGTATATTCCTGAAGTGTTGTTTTAAAATCACTAAAGGTTTTATTTAAGTAAGAAACATTATTGTCTGTATTATTAGCCATTTTTATATAAATTGTACGTGTATTTGATCAGCAGTTCCTGATATGTTAATTTTGTATTCAATTAGAACATTAATAGTATTGCTATCAGGAACAACAGTAACATCAACATTAGTTAAAGTTACTTCAGGGATAAAAGTTGATACTGCTTCAACGATATGTTCTGTTATACTAGTTACTGTATCATCTGTTATTTGTTCAAATAATGATTTTCTTATATCTGCTCCAAATTCAGGATTCATAATACGCTCTCCTTTATTAGTAAGTATCAAATTAATCATATTTGATTTGATTTGATCTCTAGTAGTAAAGGTTTTATTAAATACCCCAGGTCCATTAAAAGGTAAAGATATTCCTATAGAAGTATTCTTTTGTAAATCTAAAGGATTTATTCTTATGGTCTGTTGTATTGGCATATTATCCTAAATTACTTAATCCTGCTCTTTCTTGAGGAGTCATATTAGCAGCCGAATCAGCAAAAAATGCAGATAAGTCAACACGTTGATTTTCATCATCGCCTGTTGGTATTACACTTTGAATTTGATTTGCTTGAGGAACGCTATGTCCAAACATGGCTCCCATTTTAGATGCTAACCCTTGGCGTACATCTCCTGGTAGTCCTTGTACATCTTGAGACGTAAAACTGAATGTTTTGTTCTCTTTTAATGATTGTCTTTGTTGTTTAGCAATTTGTTCTTCCAAAATTTCTGGAAGTTGCTCATAGATAGCCTCAGCTACTGCTTCTTTAATTAATCTTCTGAATGCTTTAATGTTCATAGTTATAAATATTTTATCCTTGTAAATTTTGTTGATCGATAACTATTTTTAATTGATCAATCAACACTTGATAATCCGTTGTAAATGACATGTCACTTTTTAATACAGCTACATTATATCTATCTAATGCTACAGCATAGTGACGTTTATTTCCTTTAATGCTGTATCCAGGTGTATTATCTTCTTTAATAGCAAATTTAAATCCTTTATAATCTCCAAAATTTTGATCGCTTATTGCTTGTAAATCATCCAATATAGCTTGAAAATCAGGTGATTTTACAGTATTAGTTTCTAAAACAGTACCTAAAGCATGTAATTGTGCTTCTAAAGCCAATATTATTGTTACTTCATGTTGTAAACACACAACTATAATTCCTAAAACTAAAGCTAAAGCATCAATAATAGCTTTATATTTATCTATTTGACTTTGTATTCCAGGACTTATACTAGGTATTGCTTTTAATATTGATATAATTAAAGAAAGAATAACTATTGCTATTTCAATATTTTGTAATACATCCTTTATTTTTTTAATCTTATTATATTGATTATTTAATAAGTTATAAGCACTATCACGTTTAATTTTTGCTTGTTGTAATGATGATTTAGTATGAGCGGCATCTATTATTTTATTAGTTTCTTTAACTAATTTTTTTAATTTAGTATTACCTACAACTAAAGCAATTAACTCATTAACTAAAGGAATACTTAAAGCTAATGCTAATGTTTTAGCAGCATTTTTAAGAGCTTTAAGAGCTTTTTCTTTTTGAGCTTGTATCTCTTCTTGAGACATTGTTAAGTTAGCTAATGTAAGATCCGTTTTAAGTTGTATTTGTTGTAAGTTAATTTTTTTATAAGGACCTAATATTTGTTGAGATAATTGTTCATTTAAATCAGAAATTTGTTTATTTAACTTTGCTTGATTTAATGTATAGTCATCATCAAACTTTTTTGATTTAGCTTCATATTTTTCCTTAGTAATTTGCTTTGACTTATAATCAGCTTCTAATTTTGTTTTATTAGTCTTATATTCAATAGCTAAATCAGCTTGTTGTTTTGCTAAGTCGGTTAACTTTTGTTTAATATTAGCTATTTGTCCAAAGGCAGCAGGTTTAGGAATGCTTTGTAATCCAAAATTTTTAATATCTTGTCCTCCTACTTTATTAGCAAGATCTTTAGGTAATAAATCACTTATATTAGATGAAGTACTCATTATGCTGTGTAGGTAATTTGTGATAATAAATTAGAAAGATTACTAGTTATATCTTGTAAGTCTTTCATTAATGCTTGTCCTCCACCACAAGTATCAATAGGTACTCCTGGAGGTGGTGTTATACTTGAATGGTAACATGCTGCAAAAGAATGTATAGCCATTATTAAATCTTTTAATACTGTAACTGTTTGATAACCTAATAATACAGGTTCAGTTGGTAGTTCATAAGTTTCATTTTCATTTTGAGGAGCTATAGTACCTAAAAATACTTTATTTCCATTAAGATGAACTCTATCATTTGCATTCAAATTAATAATATTATTGGTACTAATTTCAATATTAGTTTTACCAAATATCATTACTTCATCCTTTTTAGAGTTTAGAACAACTCTATCTCCATTTATAATAACTTGAGAGTTATCATACAAAAATGGTAAAGTTGGATTTGTAATTGGATTAATATCAATTAATCTATCTGGGGTTAATGGGAGTTGCTGTGTGGAAGTAAGGTAAATAGAAGATGCTTCTTCATTAATTTTTTCAACATGATAGCTTCCTGAAAAGTTATGTCCATTACTTAATATTAAAATAGGATTACCATCTTCTCCAATTGAACTCCACTCATTTAAATCACTATAAAATTGAGATGTACTTCCAAAACGAATTGAATTACCTTTTCTTCCTTGTAATACATAATCACCTTCAAAATTTAATAAAGGTCTTATATCTGGAGATTCAATAAATGAAAGTCCTAAAAAAGAAGAATTTCCTGCAGGTTGAGCATTGTGTTGATTATTATTCCATAAATTTATAGTGGCTGAGTAGTAAGTAGATGTTGAATTACTTGTTGTTTGGGATGATACTGATGGATATTCTTCCAGTACAATTAATTCATTTATTAAGGGATAATAATTACTATTAGAAATTAATGGTTTAGCTATTTTACATGTAT